AGTCAATACCTAACTTAGTATTATTAATTGGTGAGTATCAATACAAATCTGCCTTTGTAGCTGATCAAGAAGTCAACTTAGTTGCTTTCCTCACTCAAGTAATGGCAGAAGTGGAGTTTAAGTAATGCCGTATATTGATAAGACACCTGTAGAAAGTGTACAAGAAGCATTAGACCTTTGGCAAGGAGTAATGCATGATCCAAACATTGATGGCTATAATGGTTGGGGTTGTAAACAGAAAATCTATAAAACATTATGGGCAGCACAGAAGGCGCTAGTCGGAGCACCTACCTATGCTGGTGAAGAAGAATGGCTTGAAGCCAACCATACCGACTAAGGAAAGAAATGAAAGTAGCAATTTTAGGAGCTGGTTTCGTAGGAACAGCTACCAAATATTTTTTACAAGAATACTGTGGAGACAGAGTAGATGAAATCTTTGTTGAAGATCCAGGTAAAGGAATGTACATTGATAGTTATGACTGGGATCAAGTAGAGTATACATTTGTCTGTGTACCAACTGATGAAGTAGATAACAAACTAAACCTTAACATTTTATTTACTGCTTTACAAAGAGCAAAAGGCAATATTGTAATCAGAAGTACAATAGGACCAGATCAAATTCCATTGATTGGAATGGCTCTTAATAAAAGGTTTATGCATTGGCCAGAGTTTCTAAGAGAGAAACATTGGAAAGATGATGTAGATAATAAAGACATACCAATTGTTATCGGTGGTCCTGGAACAATGTGTGAAGTATTTGCTGAACGTATTTTACCAATGGATAGAAAAATATTTGAAGGAAGTGCTAAGGAAGCAGCTATGATGAAGATATCAAGGAATGCCATGTTAGCTGCTAAGGTTGCACAAGCAAATCATTTATATGATTTATGTGAAGAACATGACTGTAGTTATAAACTTATCAGAGAGTTTATGATAGATGATGGAACACTTGGAGTGACACATTGGGATGTCCCAGGTCACGACAACGGTAGAGGTTTTGGTGGTAAGTGTTTACCTAAAGATACAAAGCACTACGAATCAATGTTCAAAGAACATAATATGTATAGTGAAGTGTTGGATTATAACAATACTATCTATCCATGAAACCATCCAATTATATAAATTCGATTAACTTCACGAACAAGAATCACATGAAAGGCCCAGAGAATGATGAGCTAGCTGATAAAGGTTATGAGCCATACATAACCAATAAAACATTGTCATACTTTACTGATACCTTGTTGTATGCCAATGAAATGAACCGGTATCACTTCCTAGATAACCGCCTACAATATGAGTTTTATCTAAATAGTATTCGTAAAAAGAAAAGATTTGCGAAGTGGGCGAAAGCAGACGATAATGATGACTTAACTATGATAAGCGAGTTCTATCAAATCTCATTATCTAAAGCTAAAGAAGCGATAAAGATATTATCCCCGGAACAAATAAAAACTATAAAAGATAAAATGGAACAAGGTATCAAAAATGATTAGTATAGATAGTATGGTAGAAGTGAAACTATCACAACCAGATGACTTTTTGAAAGTAAAAGAGACGCTCACACGAATCGGAGTAGCATCAAAAAAATCAAACACACTTTTTCAATCATGCCACATATTACACAAGCAAGGTAAGTATTACATTACTCACTTTAAGGAATTGTTTGCGTTAGATGGAAAACCATCAGACTTCACTGATGAAGACAGACAAAGACGAAACACAATATCAAACCTATTAGAAGAATGGGATTTGGTGAGTATTGTAAATCCAGAGATAACAGCCGACGCAGGCTCCCTATCCGCTATTAAAGTAATTCCTTTCAATCAGAAAAGTGAATGGGAATTAGTTGCCAAGTATAATATTGGCAAAAAGAAATAGGGATCGGGGATGACCAACTTGGCCGGCCTGCGAGCGTCGTCTCGGTCCCGACTTAAAAAAAACTGTTGACTTTTAATAAAAAGTCATTATATAATATAAATACTAGTGAGTGCTCATAAGAGGCTCACAATTAATCTTCGCTTAGAAAAGGAGGAATTATGACAATCTACGAAGAACCATTCGGTCGTATTAGACCATTCGGAATCGGATTTGATGAGATGTTCAAACGTCTTGACGCAATCCACAACCAACCACAAGGCAATTATCCGCCTTACAACATAGTAAAACTTGATGAAGAGCAGTTTGTTATTGAAATTGCAGCAGCTGGATTCAGTAAGAAAGACTTTAAGATCGATCTAAAAGATCAATCGCTAAAGGTCACTGCTGAAAAAGGTGATGAAGTTGAGAAGGAATTCTTACATCAAGGTATTGCAGGAAGATCATTTGAAAGAATCTTTGCTTTAGCAGAACATGTTAAAGTCAAAGACGCTACATATAGTGATGGGATCTTAGCAATCAAATTGTTGAAGGAAATTCCTGACGCCGAAAAGCCTATTGAAATTAAAGTCAAGTAGTTGACATTTAATCATTAGCCTACTATAATAAAGGCCATAGGCGAGGTGCGTATGGCCTTTGTTTATTAAGCTACTCTTGTTAGATCAAATCTACAAGTTGTAAAGCCGCTATTGTGTAAAATTTGAAATTCACCATGAACGGTGTCTTTTAACGCAATACGACCTTTTACTCTGGCTGGACAATGTTTAGGATTTTTTGGATCACCTTTATAGATAGATCCATCATCAAGATAGAAAAACAGTTTGTCGTCTTTCATGATTACTAACTCTTTAATATCTTCTTTTTCGATACTGTTGTCAGCAAATGTAAAAGGTGCTATAATTAGCATAATAAATAATGTTAAGTATTTCATATATACCTCCTATACATATAGTATATATATGATATATACCTTTTAGAGAGAAAAATTATGGCAGATAATGACAAAAATACGCAATTATTGGTAAAAATAAATAGAGAGCAGAAATACAAATTCTATGAAATCTGTATTGCTTTAGATACTCACGCTAGTAGAGAAGTGAGAAGAATGATAAAAAGTTTTATCAAGGAGAACAAACATGTTTTGGAAGAATAAAGATATTGACATTGATCAATTGAAAGAAACATTGAAAGTTGATGAAGGAGTTGTTTATGAGATTTATAACGACCATCTTGGTTATCCTACATTCGGTATCGGGCACCTTGTCCTCGAAGGAGACGCAGAACATGGGCTTGCTGTTGGCACGCCGGTCTCAGAAGATCGAGTTGATGAGTGCTTCGAGAAAGACGTAGAAACAGTTATATCCGATTGTAAAAAATTACATGAAGGATGGGACGGCTACCCAGAAGAAGTCAAACAAATTATTGCAAACATGATGTTCAATATGGGTCTTACAAGACTATCAAAGTTTAAAAAACATAACGCAGCACTTTTTGCAGGAGACTGGAAAACAGCTGCAGTTGAGGGAAGAGACTCTAGATGGTATCAACAGGTTACCAATAGAGCAGAACGGTTAATGACCAGGTTAGAGAATGTCTGATATGCTATTACAAGCACTAAAGAAAAAACTAGAAGGTGATGTGGCTGTGGCTAAAGCTAACATTTTAATCTACAAAGAGAAGTCAGTAGGTATTGGAGAACATCCAGAAATCGTACAGGCTATTGAAATGGAGATTGGAAAGATGGCTGAAGCACAAGATAAATTGAACTCAGTCAATCTTCTTCTAAACGAGAAAGAATTTATTCAAGACTAAATTATGTTAAAGTGGCTCAACGGTGACGTTAGCGACAAAGGTAGAATAGGAATAACTTTCGGATGCATGGACCTGCTACATGCGGGTCATGTGGCCATGTTAGCAGAAGCTAAACAACATTGTGACTACCTTATTGTCGGATTACAAAATGATCCCTCTGTAGATAGACCAGAGAAAAACAAGCCGATTCAATCTATCTTTGAAAGACAACTGCAAATCACTGCATGTAGATTTGTGGATGAAGTTGTCGTCTACAACACTGAAGATGATGTCTTAGATATTCTAAAGACGCTACCTATCAATGTCCGCATTATAGGTTCTGATTATCTCAAAAAAGATTTTACTGGAAAGAAATATTGCGTTGACAATAAAATCGATATTGTGTATAATAGCCGTGATCATTCATTCAGTACGAGTGGATTAAGAGATAGAGTGAAGAACGCATGAAGTTTTATACAAACATACAACAATACAACAATGTTATCTTAGAAAGATACATTGAAGATGGGGAACATAAACAAAGAGAGATTCCCTACATGCCTACGCTTTACATAGATTCAGTAAAGCAATCTCCATTCAAAACAATCAAAGGTCAAGTTGTTGAACCTAAGATGTTCAACAGTATCAAAGAAGCAAGAAACTACATTCAAGAATATGGTCGAGTAAACAATAGACCAATCTATGGTATGCAACAATTTGCATATGCATATATCAATGAAGAATATCCTACTAGAGAGTTTGATGTAAACCAGCTTACAGTATTCAACTTCGATATCGAGACTAAGTCTGATGAAGGTTTTCCTAACATTAAGGAAGCTGACAAAGAGATTCTATCTATTGCTGTAAGATGTAAAGGTCAATCATACATACTTGGTTGTGGTGAATACAAAACTAGTGGTGATGATATCTATATCAAATGTGCTACAGAAACTGATCTACTAATTAAGTTTATTGATCTGTGGAGAGACCTTAATCCTGATATCATTACTGGTTGGAATATTGAGATGTTTGATATTCCTTACACACTAAACAGAATTAGAAAAAGAATATCTCAAGAAGCTGTTGATAGATTATCTCCTTGGGGTATTGTAAAAGATAGATTGATACCTACTGCACAGACTCAAGCACAAGGAGAGAATGCTGAACCTAATGCAAAAGATATTGTTGGTGTAACTATCTTCGACTATATGAACTTGTATAAGAAGTTTACATATTCACAGAAAGAAAGTTATGCACTTGACTTTATTGGTCAAGAAGAACTAGGTGAAAAGAAACTAGACTATTCTGAATATGGATCACTGAATGAATTATACAAACAAGACTATCAAAAATTCTTAGACTATAACATCAAAGACGTAGTACTTGTAGAACGATTAGATGATAAGATGAAACTAATTGAGCAAGCATGTACTATTGCATACGATGCTGGAGTTAACTTAATTGACTCACTTACATCTGTACGTATGTGGGATGTTATCATACACAACTATCTAATGACAAAGAACTTAGTTGTGCCACCTAAAGTTGTAGAGGATAAAGCATTTCAAGTAGAAGGTGCTTATGTAAAAGATCCTCAAGTTGGAATGCATAAGTGGGTAGTATCATTTGACTTAAACAGTCTATATCCTCATCTGATTATGCAATACAATATCTCACCTGAAACTTATGTAAGAGATATTGGTCAACGTCCTACTGCTGATGAGATCATTGCAGGTTTATACAATAACGATAAGATTAAAGATTACATGAAAGACCACAATGTAGCTGTATGTGGATCTGGTGCCATGTATACAAAAGTCTTTCACGGTTTCTTACCTAAACTAATGGAGACGATGTATAACGATCGTGTTCAATGGAAGAATA